GAGTCTCACATCCTACAGGACCATCATATTGTATTTCAGTACCTGGGTTTTTATTATCTGTATCTCCTGTACTATTTGGGTCATTACTCTTAAACTGCATATTTAATAAATGCGAGTTTGGTTGTAGTGGGTATAATTTTTGAAATGTACGTACTAATATATTTGGTAATTTTCTATCAGTATTACTAAATTGTTTCTTTTCTTGTGTGGTTAATAAATTTGCATTCCTATCATCCCTAGGAGTATTTACCATCATACTACTAAGTATACCTTGGCAAATAATAGTTCTATCATTTATAGTTCTATCTGCTCTTAAAATTCTATAACCAACTGGTTTATCTTCTGCAGTATCAAAATCATAATTATCTAACCATGTATAAAATTCAGATTTTAACTCTACCTTTAATGTATTGTACTCGCCTTTTAAATTACCTACAGGCATTTTATAATCAGTTATCCACAAAGGAAGTGATTTTTGTCCTAAAGTATTATAAAATTCAATACCAAATCTATATATCTCTCTATCTTTTAATAATCTATAATCTTCAGGATTAGTTAAAGATTTTTGTATTATAGATAACTTAATATATTTACCTTCAGCTCCTAATACAGTAGAAGAAGCTTGGTATTTTCTACTATCATAATCTAAATTAATACTGTCATGCTTTGTACCCACCCTATATGTAGGGTCACTTACTGTTAATGCTTCACCATTAACTACATTATTGTTTAAATATATATTTTTATATATAACAGTACTACTAGAATTTGATGGAAAACTATAAGCTCTACAGTCTAATTCATCAGGTAGTACAAATTCCTTAGTTGTAATATTTACTGGGAATAATCTGTTATCTTTTATCTCTATATGTTTTGGTGTAATAGGGTCTGACCCTAAAAATAATAGTTCTTCTAAACTTAAAGAAGATATAGTAGAACCATCATCATATACAGTTATTGCATTACTATCTAACTCTCTTTCATCAATTAAGTTTATACTAGGAATCTCATTGTATGAAGTATATTTAATAGCATATACCCTAATATGTGTATATGATAAATCTAAATCATCTATCTGTATAACAGGTACTGCGCCAACTACTTCATTTAAAGCACCTCCTCCCAAGTTAGCACCTTTATCTAAAGGTATTAACTCTGATACAGGACTCAACTTAGTCTGTGAGGCATTTATTCTAAAAAGATTATAAGCATATTGTATCATACCAGCAGTATGTTTACCACCACTATTTACAGAAGTAACTATAGGCTGTGATAAATCAATAGTTCCTACAAAATTTAATGTATTAGAAGGAGTATCAATTAATGGTATATTATCTTCTATTTGGTTATTAGTAATGTTTATAAATCTTATTTGATTCACACCATCTACCCAATAAACCTTTTGGATGTTATCATTCTCATAATTAAATAATGCCTGAATAGGGGTATTAATACTAAAACTTAGTGACCTTACATATAATAATTCTAAGGTATAAGACCCATCTATTACATTAGATAGATTCCATATACAATCCATACCTACACTATCTGATGTAAATAATACTACTCCATCTCTACTTACAACATGTCCTATAATAATTTGAGATGTAGATAACTCTGGTAAATCACCATTAGTTATTTGAGTATCTATTTCACCACCACTTTTATAATTTATAGTAGTAGGATTAATAATAAGTAAATTTTCACTATCATATACACCATATTTTATAGTACTAGCACTTGGTGTAATTAGTATATCTGGGATAGAAACTTTTAAGGTATTACCTTTTTCATTACTGGCATCACCTGTAGCTTGTGTATCTGTTGATAATATTTTTATATGCTGAGCTTCAAAATAAAACTGAAAGGGATGTTTACCTTTAGAAATATCTTGATTAGCTCCTCCAAATGTATATTTTATTAGTTTACCCATTAGTTATATCTTTTAAATCTTTCTTTAGCTCCACTCTTATTGTAATGTTCAGAATGAGCTTGTGTATTGATTATAATTCTATTAACAGTATTCATAACACTTTCTAAGTGGTCTATACCTTGTAGTTGGAGAGATACAGTTGAACCAGCCATATAGAAATGTCTCTTTGTTTCTATGTAATTAAAGGCCTTATCTGTAATCTTACCCATCATCCATAAAGGTTCTAAGTACCTATGAAGTATATAATACTCTACAGCCATTTTAGTTCTTTCATCATCTGGTATAAGTATATAACCATCATCATCTACTGCTAATGCTTTGTAACTAATTTGTACATAACCCTCATTAAAAGATGTAAACATAACACCTTTCTGGGTTGTATAAGTAAACTCCAACTGATTCCTCTGAGAAGCTGGTGGAAGGTCTGTATACTTCTCCTGTGTAGCTCCTGTAGGATCTGGAGTGTATATACTATATTCTGTAGTATTAGTAGAAATAGATGGTTTACAATTCAAGGCAGTATGGTACACATCTGTAGCATGCCTTAAAGGTATAGAACGATCATCATAGTTTTCTAAATTTGTAATAAGACGTGCGCCTCGTATATTTAATAAATTAGCTGGTAGACCAACTTTATTATTTTTTACATTTAGTGGAGGGTTAGTTACTTCATCTACAAGTGTTAAAGGTGCCCCTAATAACCTAATAGCTTCTCCAGCAAAGGTAGCTGCTTCATCTACAGTTAATTCTGCAGCCAATGGATTGTTAAGCACTTTCCATAGGATTTGTTTTAATGATATTGTTTGTCCGTTGTACATAGGTTATTTGTTTTTATATAATAAGAAGGCATCAAAATTATCTTTATCAGGGTCTTTTATTCTAGCACTTAATGCTCTTTGAAATTTCCTATTTGGTTTAAATTTGAATACGCTTCTATTTTTGATTGATGATTTAAATTTCTTACAATATACTCTGAATACATATCCAGAAGTATGTGAGTTATTGTAATGTACTAATAACTTCTTTTCCTTTGCTTCTTTGTCTTTCTCCCATAATTCATTGGTAGTCTTCCAATCAATTGGTACATTATTAATTAGTTTACCATCAACTATACGTGGTTTTCTTTTATCCTTTCTGATGAGTATTTCAAAACCCAAAAAAGGTATAGAATATACCAGACCTTCTTCAATAATTAAATTGACTATTCCTTCATTATACTTAGTTATAATTTCGTTATATAATTTCCTACTTATAGGGTTGTCTGGATTATTAGCAGTGTAAAACTTATAATAATCATTTATACCAAAATCACTAGTTATTTTATGTATTCTTTGTTTACTATTCATTTATTAATCAGTGCTATTATTTATTTTATCTTCTGGTATTTGCATTGTTCTTGCAATATCTAATATGATCTCATTTCTTATCACGTCTATATAATGTGGCTGTAGAGGATACTCAGACTCATCTAAATCAAAACAAGTACTATCATTACATCCACAGCAGTTAGCATAATCACTTAATTCTGTAGGGTCTTCAAATACTCCAGTAACAGTTAAACATTCTACTAATTTGTATGAATCAGATTTGCTATAAACGTATAAATGCTCGTCATCATCTATAAAAGAATAAAGCGAGTTTGGATAAGGAGCATTTTCTATAAAAGGGGCTCTGTCTTTGGATATAAAATTAAAAGGTACACCAAGTCTCTGTGTTGGTTTTACCTTAGTAATAGCTACCTTAGTATGTAATTCTATTGGTGTTGGTAAAGATTGTTTACTTTTTAATATAGTACCACACGCGTAGGGTACACTACATTCATTCATAGATACTACTTCCATCTCTAAACAGAAAGATTGTTTTACTGAGTTATCAATAGTTTTTTGATAGTTATTTAAATCTTGTCTTAGATATTTAGCTCTCTTTATATTATATAGATATAATATATATCTATCGTCTAACTCACTATCATCACTATAAGCCCTAACAGCTTCTCTAACATCATATATAAGTTCATTTACTTTAGCCATGGTTTTAAAAATTAAACCCCTCCCCATAATAATGAAGAGGGGCGATTATGAATGATTAATTATTGATTAAAAGATATTTTTGATAATTAGTGTCTGACATTTCAAATAATCTATCAGCATCTAAATCTCTCATTATATGTTTTATAGTTCCTCTATTAGTTGTAACACTCTTAATGTGTTTCAAGTTAATTCCACCTGTTATAGGTGAGGTCTGTTTTGTTTTTCCTTGTAGGACTCCCATATGAAATTTAGGGGTTTCCCATCCTTGTATGATTTTAAAGACATGCTCTAGCTGCCTCACATCCTCATCACAGTAATCTAACATTTCTCGTAATGCTTTCTTACTCTTTCCTAATATAATATCAATCCACAATTGAATATTAGTTTTTATCTTTCCTTCTTCTCCTAGTACTTTAGATATATAATCTAGTGTATTTGATTGGAAGTTAAATTTCTTCTTAGCCACCTTTAAAGTATCAAATTGAGGGTAATCTATTAACATAGGCAATCTATGTATTAACGCTCTAGTTTTTAACCACTTTAAATCAAATCTATCTCCATTATGAGCCACTAACATATCAGCCTCATTCATAACTTCAATAAATTGCTCAATAAGAAACTTATCATCTTGGTTTTTATCCCAGACCAAATTATAAACTTGATCTTCTCCCAACCACTTATAACTTACACAAATGATTGCTCTTTCTTTAATGATTTGATCTGGTGTAATATTTAATTTATACCCTGTTCTCCAAAACCAACCAATATTAAAACTTGTTTCAATATCATATATTAATACTCTTTGCTCTCTACCCTCTTGAAAATCTTCTTTACTTTCTTTGTTTACTTCTCTTACTG